AAACTGCTCCTAATTCTATCGTTGGTCCGTTAGGTGGTCAGCATGACACACCGCCGAAGGCGAATAAGGCTGGCCCGTTACCCTATGCACACACACCTCATAAGGGAGTTCCCCCGTTAGGTGTAAGAGATGAGAACGTAACTTGGTGGAAGTCTTTCTATCCCCGTTTTGGGAATATGCTTCCACATAATTTTGCATTAGCAAATCGAATGTATAATATCGATATGCTACGACGTGATGCACATAAAATCAAATCGACGCAGGACCTTTCGCGCTATAAACGCGCTGATACACCTGAGCATATATTTGCTACATAGTATGGCTGATCCCTACACACCTCCAGCGGTGGTTAATCCACCAGTACAGTTACCTAATTATGGGGTGACTGGTAATTGGTTTAGTAAACCTACAGGAACAACCTACACACCGGGTGGAGTTAGTCCTACGGTCCCACCTAAGCAGATGGGTGGGAGTTCGGTAGAGCAACCTAATATTAGTACCGCTCAGAAGGTATTTGACAATCCAGTAACTAATCAAGGTAGCGCGGTAAAGTACTTTGGCGGGGACACGGAGAATGTAGAGAATACCCCTAATACTCAGAAAGTCGGGATGAACTATCCTGTTCAGAGTGGTACTAATTCGAATTTACAGACCGCATCGAGTCCGGGAAATTCGGGGCATTTTCGTGGTACTATGTATGATGGTGCGGACGATCAGTATCATAATCAGACGTCTTCTCCTAACTACCTAGGAGAGAATCGTGCTATACCGGGTGTTACTGTTGCTACAGACCCGAATGTAATTAAACATGGTACGTGGTTGAAGATCCCTGGTACGGAAGGTATTAGTGCCCATGGGGATGGTATTTGGCAGGCCCACGATACAGGTTCAGATGTTAAAAGTCAAAAGGCTAGTGGAGGGAAAAGTCCTGTGATTGACTTTTACGCTCCCGGCCACAACCTTAATGACCCTCAGTATAATAGGGACTTTAAGTACCAACAAGTCCAAGCTCCTTCATGGGCGACTACGAAGAATATATAGAGTATGAATAATTTTCAACATCCACACCACACTGCTCTAAAGCCTAGTCCTAATAGGCCAGTAGGAACGCAGAAGGCTAATGTAGGTCATGCGCACGCTAAGAACAATGCCACCGCTCAGAGTTTATTTGATCAAATGAACCAAGAGCATATGCGGCAACGACAGATGTCTGAACAGAGTGCCGGGCTCCCCAATGCGGATATGACTATGGCCCCGCCACATAGTACAGACATTAATAATGGAGTACCTCCTGAGATGGATGGGAAAATGAGTAAGGAAAAGAGTGGCAAAAGTGGTGAGAAAAGCAAGGGTGGGAAGGGTGGAAAGAGTAAGGGAATCGCACCAGCTAAGGGGATTAAGAATGTGGGGGTAGGTAAGGATGGTAAGGGTGGGATGGGTTTGAATGAACTCTTTGGGGACGAAGAGCGCAACGCAATGGCTATGTCAGGAAGTCCGATGCCCAGTATGCATCAATAACTGATCAGCACTATGGAAGAAGCCGTTTTAGAAGCGTTACAGGAACCTGAGGTTACACCAGAACATCTGGCGTTGCTCCAGCACTGTAAACAACTTTCTAGTTTTTCTCGCCGACACATGTCGATTTATTATCCTAAGTGGGATAAGTACGATATGATTTATCGAGGGTATAAGTATCGCGATGATGAAGATCGAAAAGCTGCGGATAGGAATGAGCCTGAAAAAATGGTAGTTCCTTTGACGTTTGCTCAGATCAACACCTTTGTGGCCTTTTGCTACACTCTGTACACTCAAAGGCCCTATTTCTTCGAGATGGTGGGTACGGCAGGGGAGGATGCTAGTGCAGCGGATATTGCGGAAGCGGTACTGGAACGTGACCTCAATACGTCTAATTTTCGCGGTGCAATTCTCATTAACGCTCTAAGGGATATTGCTAAGTTTGGTGTGGGTATTATCAAGCATGGGTGGGTTAAAGAGACTCAGATGCAGCCTGTGGAGACTACTATTCCTCCATTGAACTTTCTCGGCATGACGGTAGGAGAGCCTACTACGGTGACTAGCATCGAACCCGTAACAAAATTTTTGGGGAATCGTTTGTACAACATCTCCCCTTATAGGTTTTTTCCCGATGTCCGGCTACCCCTAACACGTTTTCAAGAAGGAGAGTTCTGTGCAAGTGAGGATGAATATGCGTACACCGCGCTTAAGCAAATGGAGAAGGATGGTCTTATTGCTGGACTTGACTTCGTCAAGGATATGTCTACAGGTGTTGGCACAGGTATTCCAGAAGATCGTAGGTTGTTTTTGTCGAATCTTGCAGGGAGAACAGAAGCAAAACTTACAGGGAGTCAGACTAAAGGTATGTACCTCATTACAGAGGTGCAAGTCAAGATTGTTCCGAATCAATTCAAGTTTGGTGGCAAGGTGCTGGGAGAAGAAGACTATCCTATCATGCACATCGTCTGGATTGCGAATGATCAGCGTATTATCCGTGTCGAACGGATGAACTACCTACACAACCAATTTACTTATGACGTGGGGCAATTTGATCCTGATATTACTCTTTTGGTTAATGGAGGTGTGGCGGACGCTTTAGAGGCACTTCAAGACACCGTAACATGGTTCATCAATGCTCATATTATGAGTGTGAGGAAGGTAATATCTAATTACCTGATTGTTGACCCCACCGGGATTGAAATGAAAGATTTGTCTGACCGTAAACCCGTTATCCGCTTGAAGTCTAGTGCCGCTAGATCGGGAGTAGATCGGTGGGTTAGACAATTAGCTGTACAAGATGTTACTCAGAAACACATGGCAGATGCGGAGACTCTGAAGGGTTTAGCGCAAGAAACCACTGGGATAACTGAAAACCTAATGGGACAATATGCAAAAGGTCGTCGTAGTGCCAGTGAATCCAGAAGCGTTAATCAAGGTGCAGCTGGTAGGGTACAAATGGTCGCCAGTCAGATCTGGTGGAGTATGTTTAAGCCGATGGGAGAGAAGCTCCTTTCTAACCTACGTGACGGACTTGATGAACAGACCCTTATTAGAGTGCTTGGCCAAAGCGCGATGCCTCAACCACAGCTTGACCCAAACACTGGACAGCCTGCAACAGATCCTCAAACGGGACAACCTGTAACACAGCCACCGCCGGACGTCACTAAGTTTCTTGATGTAGATAAGGCTGACCTTGTGGGGAATTATGATTTCGTTGTGTTTGATGGAACACTCCCTAGTGAGAAGCAGTCTATTGCACAGGCCTTACAGGAAATTTTACAGACCATTCTTACTAATCCTGAGGCAGCTAGAATCTTTGGTATTGACGCTAAGAAGCTCCTCAAGAAGATAATGGAGTTGAAGGGTATTAAAAACCTCGATGATTATGATTTACCACCAGAGATGGTACAGCAAATGTGGAATTTTGCTTATGGACAGTTAATGCCACCTCCGCCTCAACCTCCCGGAGTACACCAACCGGGACAAAAACCTAATGACCCACAACAGCATCCAGTAAATGCTGCCCAACAAAATGCACAACAACACCAAAACGCCAGCGCTGGACAACCTCCTCAATCCAACCCCGGTGGTTAGTGAACATGAGAAGCTTAAATATTTGGTTGCTTTGGTAAGTAATCCTGTCTTTTGTACGTATATTCAAGCTATCCGAGGTAGGCGGGATGAGTCAATTCAATGTTTACTCGATTGGGAAGTAACCGATATTGGTACTGCAGTAACGAGAGAACAAGTAATTGGTGAGATCCGGGGATTTGATTTTTTAGAAAATGAGATAGAGCAAACTTTGGTGAGTTTGCAACACTCAGAAAAGAAAGGTAAAAAAGATGAACAACAAACTGAGACTGCTCTATGATGATGGAGCGGGGGACGGTATTGGCGGTGGTGGTAATGATGTAGGGTATTCTGGTGGGGATACTGGATTTGATAGTACGATCGAGCCGGGAGCGGACGCCCCGGAACCAGTAGAGGCCCCAAAGCCTAGTTTTACGGCTGATGATTTAGCCAAAGCGGTTAGAGCGGGTGTTAGTGACTTGGTGCCGAAACAACAGGCACCTCAAGCACAACCAGAGAGGCCCCTGACTCAAGCTGAGTATGATCGTATCTTTAAGCGTGCTATTGTGACGCAGGATGATATGCAGAAGCTCGGGTTACCCCCCGAGGCGGTTAGTACCCTTCAGGCTATCCTTGATAGACAGGCAGCTCATGCGGACACCCTCGCGCAGTATCAAGCCTACCAACTTAAGAATAATTTGGAGAGTAGGTTTAATACCTTCTACAAGGAGCAGTTTACTCCCATACAGGTGGAGCGGATTCAGGTAGCGGAACAGAAACTGGAGAAAGACTTCTTCAGTGTTCATGCCGACTTGCAACCATTCCGCCCTCTTTGTGTGGAGGTAAAGAATGCTATGGTAGCGGAAGGTCAGAAATTTAATGATGCACAAAGTGCATTTAATGCTTTAGCTGGTAGAGTTCGGGGTGTCCTTAAGGCCATCCCCGGTTATGCCGGGAATGCCCAACAAGGTCAACCCGGGCAAGTAAATGGAACGACAAATCCTCGGAGAATGACCCCGGTTTCGACTGGGGGACAGGTAGGATCAGCTGGTAAGGGTGGGTCAGCTAACACCACGACAGCAGCAAATATCTTTGGTTAGATGTTTGGATTCTAGGTTCAATAAAAGAAAGACAAAAATATGGCTATTCTTGGTATGTTAAATACTGAGCAGTTCCAATCTCAGAGGTTCAAAAACGTACGTCGCTCCGTTTTTTACTTCTACCCGAATGGTGCTGCTCCGTTGACGGGTCTGTTAAGTATGCTTAAAGAAGAGGATACTGACGACCCGGAATTTCAATGGTATGAGAAACGTTTGAGTAAACAACGTACGGCTACTGTGGCTAATACTGCAGGTGGTCCGTTCGCTACTACCTCCAACGTGGATCAGCCAAGTCCGTTTAGTGTGGTTCAGGACAACATCATCCGAGTTGCAGTTGCTGATGCTACGGTTTTTCGTATTGGTCATTCAGTACAAATCCGTTCCGTCACTACTAGTGGTACTGCTACTCCGGATGTGTTCGGTGTTGTTACCAATGTGTTGAACGCTCTCACTCCTCAGTTGATTGAGATTCGTATTCTCACGGCGGTTAGTAACATTCTGAACACCTCTGCGAATATCGCTAATGAAGTGTTCGTTATTGGTAGTGCCTTCCGGCAAGGTATTGTTGATATCTCTAGTCAGATTTACAACACTCCTGTTAACGTTCCTAACAACTGTCAGATTTTCCGCACTCCCTTTAGTATGACGGGTACGGCCTTGAAGACTAGTGTTAAGTACGATGACACCGGAGCGTATAAGGATATGGCTAAGGAGAACTCGGTTTACCACATGATCGAAATGGAGAAGGCTTTCTTGTTCGGACAGCAGACTGAGTCTGTTGATCCGGCAAGTGGGCTTCCTACTTATACGACAGGAGGTCTTCTGTGGTTTATGAATCAGTGGCAGCTGGGTACGGCTAATGGGGGTATCTACGGGAACACGGGTTCTTATTCTAGTGGCTTGGCTGCTGGTAGTGTGGATACTGCTGATGACGCTCGTATCATTGCTAATAGCTCGGGTGTATTGAACGAGAAGATCTATGATGGATATCTTGAACGGGCATTTCGCATTACTAACAATGTTGCCAATGAGAAGTTGTGCTTCTGTGGTAGTGGCTTCCTTAATGTGATTAATCAGTTGTATAAGAGCAAGAGCAACCTTACGGCTGATCTACCTCTGGAAGATACCTACGGAATGAATGTTGTGAAACATCTGACTCCCTTTGGGACGGTGTATTACAAGAGTCATCCGTTGTTCTCTCAGAACGATACTCTTCGATATAACGCTCTGTTTGTGGATGTACACAATTTGGTGTATCGCTATGTGCAGGGACGGGATACGGAACTCTTGAAGAATCGCCAACCGATGGACGCCGACTTCCGCAAGGATGAGTGGTTGACTGAGGCTGGTATTGAGGTTCGGTTCCCTGAGTCGAATATGTACATTCAGAATGTAAAGGATTACGCACCTTAATCTACTATGGCCGATTTAACATCATCTTCTGTGACTATCAATCGCTCTGCAGCGATAGGTAGTAAGAGTAATAAGCTGGTGGACAATCGGTATTATATGACTGCGGTACTAGCGTCTCACGGGACGCTAGTATCCGGGAATAGAATACCTGCCTCTGCGTTTGGGATTACTAAAGTTACTCGCGTGTCCAATTTTGTGGATTCGGGTGGAGCTACGGTAATTCCAGCGGGGATTGATCCTACTAGTACTTATGTTATCCTGGGAGGCGGGGCAGCTAATGCTCTCGCTAACTATACCGGAACATATTCATTTGTCCTTGATGGGCATTAAAAGAAAGGTAAAAAATGTCAGATGCTGCAAATGTCTTAAGACAGACACAGTTGTTCGGTTCCTTTGATAGTCAGGGGAACATCAATATTAATCAAGGTCGACAGAACGGTAAGATTATCACGGTTCGTCCTGCCACTACTACGCTCGCATTGCCAATCAATGGGAATCTGGTTCAGCTGGACCCGACCACGGTAACTTCTGTTATCGACTTTATTACTAATGCGCCAACCTCAAACACTCCTTATGGGATTACTCCCGGAGATACGTTTCAGTTGACGTCATTAACCAGTAATAGTTTTAACCTCACTCCGAGTAGCAATGCTACGTTTGTGTTGGCTACGGGAGTGTCTAATGCCGTTCTTACATCTAACAAGGTGTATGATGGTGTGGTTTCTCCTGCTGGAGTGGTTATTATTAAAAACTACTAAACGAAAGGAAAATATGTCTAATGTTGTAAAAAATATTCGCAAGTTGGAAGTGGACAGTAATACGGGAAAGAATGCCTGTGATACTAAAGTTACTTCTGGAGAGGCTAAGATTACTAGTGCGTTCAAAGAGAAGAACTCTACGACGGGTTACTCTACGTCTGGTAAACTCACTGGCCCCTTTGGTGGAATGAACACTAATGACTAAGTATGAACCTGGGACAACTAAAGACTAAAGTAGCTGCATATTGCAATAGAGACGTAGCGTCTTTTGTTGTCAATGGGTTCGATGTGCTCACTGACGCGATTAATCAGGCGCGTCGGTGGGCACAACTTGTTCACGACTTTAACTATTGTCGTGCAAGGGGAGTGTTTAATGTATCTTTTCAGACGGGTGGGGACATTACTTCTTTAGTGGCTGTGGGCACCACAAACCCTTTAGATGTTAAAAAGATCGAGGGAGCGTATATCCAAGATCCAAACAACATCACGTATTCGTATAGTGGAATACCGATTAAGATCTACTCTCGATGGGTAGATAAGCAGCGTCAAACACGGTTGTATAGGGGAGGTGATCCGTACAGTTATCCGAACGGGACGACCATTCCCACGTTGATACAGCAACCTAATGATGTACAGTTGATTATACAGAACACACAAGCTTATCTCACTCCTGGAGTGATAAGTGCGTATCAGTCTTTAAGTTCTCTCAATATCATCTTAGATGTAATTGCTTTTCAGCCGGATTTAGTTAATGATACGGACCAAGATTTCTTCTGTAATTATTGTAATCCATGGCTTACTCAGGCTAGCATTAATGGCTTGAATGTGTATTTGAAAGAGGATGAACGTCTTCAACTTCAGGCAGCGGGGTTAGAGAAAATGTGGACTGCTATCTTAGCTTGGGATGCAGCACTAGATGGTGAAGATGACGGAGATTTACAGTAATGCCCTCAGTAAAGAAATACATTGACCATGCCCATGATGTGTTGGGTATGGATCGTTCCGCAAGCCCTAACATTGCCCCACAGGGGAAGTGGTTTACATGTCAGGATGTCCGAGCTAGAGACATGAGGTTAGAAACCTTTCCGGGTATGTCTATGCGGTTTAACCAAGGACTTACACTTAATGCGGAATTTTTCGAGGTATCTAACGAGAATGTAGAATCACTCACGTGGTATAATTCTGCTAATGCACAGTATGCGTATAGCGCTAATCCCGCTGCAGTACTCCCGGCCATTATCATAAACCGGGTAGGGGTTTGGCCTAGTGATGATTCCCAGAATTTTAACCTCTGTGCAGTAAAGTCAGTAGGGCCTTTAGGTTTTGGCACGACCAATATGATTACCCTAACCGTAGCGGCGGGGAATACCGTTAATGTGTATAATGGGGGTAGCCTTATTGGTAATTATGCGATAGCGGCTACTGTAACTGTTGTTATAGGTTCTGCCACTGTGGTGTTTGGGTTTGTCCCTAACCCCTCAGATGATGCGTTTGATAATTTTGTTATCGGTACCAGTTTCTATTTTCAACACTCTGTAGGGTTTTTGAATAACTCTCCAGATACTCAAGGGCTTCGTCCCAGCATCTCTAAGTGGGGAAACACCACCTTTTTTATTCGAGGGAGCCAACTGTACAAAAGACAGAATAACGTCTACTTACCATTAATGTACAGTATTATGGCAAGTCAGAATTTTCAGTATGCTCTGTACTCCGAGATCTACCAAAGGCATTTAATTCTAGCGGCGGGACAGAATGGTAGCAGTGTATTCTGGTCAAACCTTAATGACATGGATGACTTCCTTCCGACGTTTTTTAATGAGTCGGATGTGTACCCAATACTCGATGTTAGCCGGGTTAATCAAACCCCTCTAAACATTACTGGGGTTAAAAACCTCGGAGTGTATTGTTATATCTACACCCCTGAAACCATCTGGAGGATGATCTACGTGGGCCTACCCAAGGTTATGTTTCTTCAAGAGGTGGGAACACAGGTGGGTAGTCACTTTATGTATGGGTTGGTTAGTGCCGGAGTATCACACTTCTTTATCACCGCCTCAAATTTTTATATGTTTGATGGAACACGTCCACAGGTAATCGGGGACCCCATTAAGTTGTTTTTCTTTAGTGATTTGTCTACGGATTTACAGTTACAAAAAAAGGTATGGGGGTATTATAATTATCGCTCCGAAGAGGTTATGTGGTTTTATCCCTCTACTAACTCTACCGGAGATATTGACCGCTGTTTGTACTATCATATACCTACCAAGAGTTGGTATTATAGGAATGTTCCTAACGTTAAGTGGGCATATGATTTGTTTTTCTCAGATCAGTTAGTTTCTGTTCAAGGCTCTAACCAACCGCTCTCGGGAGACCTCGCTTATATGGTGCCTACGGTAGGAGTAGTCGCTGATGCGCTCCCCGCAGAAGAAGCTGACCTGTACACAAACTATGCTAAGCAGAACCCAGTTTTGCAGAGCAACACCTTTATTTATGACTCACCACAAGATTACAAAGATGTTGACTCAGTGTATTTTGATACTGCTTATACTGGTAACATTCAAGTGGGTTATAGTTTTACTAAGTATATTTCTGACCCAGCTGTTTATACCATAGCTCAAATATGGAACCGTTCGGATTCTACTGGGAGAATCTCCCTGCCTAGGAGTAGTGGTAGGTCTTTTCGTTACGAGTTTGTGTTTTTGCCCGTGAATGATATTGTTACTAGGTCTAGGATTTACGCGTGGGGTGAGAACGTGTTTGTGACTCAAGCGGATCAGTAAGCATCATATATTGATATGGACAAGAATAGCACACCTACCCTTAGTAAGACTCAGCAGACGGCCTACGTTAACCCGAGTCTTCCCGCTATTGATTGGAGTCAACCTAGTGCAGCTCAGGAAGCCTACACCGAGTTAATGTATCAAGTGCAAGCCCTGTGTGCGTATATCAATAATCTTAATGGTTATAGTGGAAAAACCTCTTTTGTAATTGGAGGACATACCTACACCTTCACTAATGGAGTCCTTACCAATGTCGTATAAATTTTGCATCATTAAGAGTATACAGGAACTTCTAACCTACCATGAGTTGATACACTCAGCATTCACGGATTTTGAAGATCGTAGGTTACTGGAGGTTACGGAACTAACCTATGTTCAGGCTTTGATGGATTGTGTAGCTAGGCCTGAAGGTGGGTTTGTTTGTATCGTAAAGAATAAAAACGATCTGGTGTTAGCTTTGGGAGCGGTTCAATACCTCACCAAGGAGGAAGCACACCTCTATAGTGGTTGGCACAATCAAAAAGATCCAAACCTAGTGAAAGTTGTGCTAAGTTGGTTAGATATGTATTTGAGCAAAAGAGGAATCAAGTCATATACTTTTTCGACCCGTAGGTCGTCAGGAGCTGCGATTAGATGTTTCGAGAAGAAACATGGATTCAAGAAAGACACATTAACGTTTAGGAGAGATTTATGAGTTCAATGGGAGCCTTAGCCACAGCTGGACAGCAGACGATTGCTAATAATGGTTTGACTAATCCGGGTAGTTCCTTTAGTCAAAGTTTACAAGCCTATCCTATTATTGGAGGAAGTAGTTTTCCCGGTTCTGCTGGGGCCTTTAATCCTTCAGCGGTGGTGGGAAATACACCTAACCAAGGTAGTCAGAATCAGTGGACGTCGGGTGCTGGGCAACAGAGCGCACAAACTACTACACAGGACTTAACAGCTAATCAGAACACCAACACGGTTAATGATGCTTTGGGTTTAGGGCCTTTGATACAGTCTAATGCTACGGCTGCAAATGGTGTGGATGTAGCTAGGAATGCTAACTTGACACCGTTAGCTAATGGTACTGCTCCGTCCTATGCGGCTAACATTGGACAGCAGGTTGACACGGCATTATCTGGCCCTCAGGCTACTGGTAGTGGCAACATGGCTAATATACGTAGTGCGGGAACTGCCGCTAGTAATGCTAATGCACAGAATGTTCAGAACCAGATTGCTGCGAACTCCGCCATGGGGACACAAGCGACTAATGCAGCGGTATCGAATGCTACCCCTTATTTGGGGAGTACCTCCACTGGACTTAACAATGCTCTGTCTACCGGATTGGCTAATGCTTTCGATGAAAACTACGCAGTGGGAGAAGGCCCTACCTCAACTACTACACAGTCTAGTGGTGGTGGTGGTAGTTTTATTTGTGCGGCCTTACTTAAAGATCACTTGATCTCTCCAGAGATGATGTATGCAGGAACCGTTCACAAACTAAAACGCGGCCCTAGAATGTATCGAGGGTATAAGAAGTTTGCCAAAGTGTGGCTACTCACTATGTATCAAAATGCTTTGGGTAAATGGATGTCTAAAGAATGGAATAAGTATTTGTGTTGGAGATACCTTCACACTAAGAGTTTTAGTTTAATTGGATGGGTAGAGGATGTGATATTTAGTTCAGTGTGTTATGTAATGGGGGAATAGTATGGACCCTACTTACATAGCTTCTAACCCAACTTTGAATCAGGATGCTAATCAGTACACTGCTTTAACCGGACAAATCCCCGGTAGTAGTGGTCAACAACCTCCTGATGGTACGGATAGTGCCATTCAACAACGGTTTCAGTCAGATATTACTAAAGGGTCTTTCAAACCTGATAAGATAAATGCTGCATTGAGTATGGCTCCAAACAACGCACAGTCGTTCAATAATCGAACGCAACAACAACAAGGATAATTATGTTACAACAGCAAAAGAATAATGGGTATGTTAAGATGAAAGAACAACAGCAGATGGGACCGTTAGCAGTTGCTCCTGTAATAGGTGCTATGGCTTCAGGTGCCGCTGGTGCTGGAGCATCCGGGCTACTGTCAGGGTTGTTTGGTGGTGGGGGAAGTAGCAGTAGCTCTACTTCAGTTGGTGGTAATGCGGCAGGAGACCTCGGTAATGCCGCTAGCTCTCAACCACTTGCACAACAGAGTCAAGCATTAGCCCAACAGCAACAGGCACAACAAGCGGCTAACCCCGCTCCACAAAACTCCACAACGGTTAAGCCTACCGGAGGAAACATGAACCAAGCACCAGATCCTCAATTGGAAGCTATGCGTGGTGCCGCTATGTGGGGTTAACCTAAGGAGTATTATGGATGATTTACAAATGGGGCAGTTGATTGACCCTACATTTCAACCACCAAAGCTTCCTGTAGGAGGTATGGGTGGAGCCCAACCTCCTCAACCAATGGGGACTCAACAGGGGATTATACAGACCCCTCCACTAAACAATACTGTGACTAATACCCCATTAGCCAATAGTGGGCAACAGAGTAGCCCCGGTGGAACTGCTAATGTCCTTGGCGGTAATGCTGACCCTAATGGGTCTGCTAATCCGAATAGTCCCACATGGGGACAAAAAGACCCAGTGAACACGGCTGGTCAAGCCTCTCAAAACGTAGGACATAATATTGGTCAGGCGGTTACACAAGGAATAGGTAGTTCTCTTGGTGCTGGGATTGGTAAAATGATTGCATCGTTCATGCAGAAGAAGCCTAGCATGAGTGGAACCTCCGTGGGAAATGTTAATCCACAAGGTGGTGCCGATGGTGGGATGAACAGTAATCAACTCTTAACTTTAAGGTAAATATGCCAGTACAATTTATTTCTGCTCCCACACCAGGACTTGAGCGTGTAATGCCAGTACATAATGAAGTTCTACAAGACAACGCCACTAACCCATTGGCTGTGCTCCTAGGTGCTGTAGGCCATGGACTTAGTA